ACTAAGAATGAATACTGCCGGTCAATGGAAAAAAATGCAGGAATCTACTGCAAAATATTCAGTTGGGTTGGATGTTAAACTTGAGATGATGCCAGAAGATACGGATTGGAGTGCCTTGTTATAATGAAATATATAATCTTGCAACACTGGACTGGCCCAATGGGTGAGTTAGAGAAGAAGTCTCAGAAGTCCATCAAAGAATATGCAGAGTTCTGTGGTGCGGACTATGAGTTAGTCCAAGGTAACGCTTTCCGTGAGGGATTGAGTGCGCCCTGTCAGAAGATGGTTATGCTAGATCGTAGGTTCGATAATTATGACATCGTGGTTATGATGGACATTGACATGTTCACTCGTAAAGGTTTGACCAAGAACATCTTTACAGATGATACTGGTATTGGTAGACACTATGGTATCCAACCATCCCTGAGAAAGAAACTGGCCAATCGTTTCCCTCTGTTAGGAGACGAACGATATCCATACTGGGGGGGTTCAATCTACCGGTTAGAGAAAGATATCAGAATCAAACTCCGTGAACAGATACATGAACATGAGATCAAACAGTTTCATAACAACTACGAAGACGAGGGTATCATGCACCGTCTCGCAGTACGTGCAGATTTAAAGGAAGATCCTTCCCTATACTTAGATGATGACAAGTGGAATATGTCGTCGTTTGAGGAAAACGTAAGCGAAGGATATATAATTCATGTTCGTAGGAAAATGAAGAACACACCGGGAAGACCCTCCCCCAAACAAGACAAGATACTTAACTACAGAAAGTTAGTACAAAAAGGAATAATTGAATGAAGATTATGATCACCGGTATCGCCGGTTTCATTGGTATGCATACCGCAATACGGATGAAAGAACTGGGCCATGACGTTACCGGATTTGATAACTGTAATAGTTACTATGATCCTGAATTAAAAGAAGTACGAATCCAGAAACTCCGTGAGAATGGAGTAGACTTTAAGTATGCAGATCTACGTGATGAAGTCCAGATGATGCGTATCATAGAAGAGAAACGTCCAGATCTGGTTATTCACCTTGCAGCAATGGCAGGTGTACGATACTCCATGAACAATGCAGACGAGTACATTGATACTAACTGTAAGGGTACTCTTAACCTGATCCGTGCGATGGAGAACTGGAAGACTCAGAACGTAATCTACGCATCTACCTCCTGTGTAATGCACGGTAACCCATTACCATGGGGTGAACCCGAGTACCTGTTCCAACAGATCAATCCCTATGGTTACACCAAGGCAATTACTGAGTCACAGTTCCATATCTCCAAGATACCCAACGCAGTAGGTCTACGGTTCTTCACTGTATATGGGCCATGGGGTCGTCCTGACATGGCACTATTTGACTTCACCAAGAACATCCTTGCAGGTAATCCTATTACCCTGTTTAACAACGGTGATATGCAAAGAGACTTTACCTACGTTGATGACATTGTGCAGGGTATCGAATGTGTTACTGATAACATGACTCCCCGTGATATGTACTCTATTGGACGAGGAGAAGTTGTGGAGTTACAACGATTCGTTGATGCGATTCAAGACACATTGGGTAAGAAGGCGATCATCGAATATGGCCCCATGCATCCCGCAGACGCAAAGGCAACTGCATCGGATACTACCAAACTAAAGAAACTTGGGTATGCCCCTAAAACCTCCATCGAAGAGGGTGTTCAAAACTTCGTGGATTGGTACAAGGAGTATCACAGTGTCTAAAAATCTAATCTATCAGTACTGGGATGGCAAGGTTCGTCCATCCGCACAGTATGGATCTGACTGTATGAGAGCATATGCAGAGAAGATTGGTGCAGACTATATTTTTGATCTTAACGCAAACTTTGGTAAGTCGTTCGGACTCGGTAGGGTAACCCCTTACTATGGATGTTTTAAACCAGTGTTTAATGATGACTTCCTTGAGTATGACAAGGTCATGTTCTGTGACACGGATATCTTTCCCCTTGATACCTGTGATGAAAACATTTTCGAAACGTTTACCGGTGAACTCGCAATGGCGACAGAACCTCTACAGACCCAATATCGTTTCGACCCTAAACTAAAGAAACAGTGTAACAAGGTAACCGAACTAACGTGGTCTCGTCTAGTCACAGAGAAGTATGGTTGTGCGCCCCCTATGGATATGGATGGTCGACCCAAAGTGTACAACTCTGGTGTTGTGTTATACTCTAATGCGGGTCTCCGCAAGTGTCGTGAACAGTTTCAACCATTCAAAGACTACGTGGATATGGTAGAAGGAGATCCGGCATGTCGTGGTAAGGTGTATGGTACAGACCAAGGATATCTCCATGCCATGGCATGTTCTATGGACATTGACTTTGTAGAACTGGATAACGAATGGAATAGATACATCACGTGGTGTCCTTATGACAATACCAAATCGTTTATACGCACCGCAGTAGATCCCCGTACCAAGAACACTAAGATGGTACACATACAGATGAGGGGTGCAGACAATCAGTCCAATGAGTGGCACTGGGCTATTGCGAACAAACCTAAAACCGAATGGTTGCCTATGAAGGATGGGACTTCGATTAAATGAGTAAAATATATTGTCTAGGTATGTCCCGAACTGGGACTACCACATTTTCAGACTTCCTAAAGAACTATGGACTGCTCATTGTTCACTATCAGATGTACACTCCGATGATGATGGGTGTTGGTGATGGTTCATCTGATATTCCGGTGTTACCTTACTACAAGGAGTTGCATAAAATGCGACCCGACTCTAAGTTTGTACATCTAACTAGAGAGAACTGGATTGATGCTGTAGAACCTTACTTCGAACGTAAGAAGGATAGAAATTATCACAATCAAGTTACTGATCTTCGTGCACAGGTTTATGGTGCACCTCAGTTTGATCGTGAAAAGTACCATGATGCATATAAACGACATAATGACGATGTGCGAGAGTACTTTAAAGATTCCAAGAACTTCTTTGAGATGAGTATTACAAGTGGAGATACTCCCGAAAAGATGGTGGACTTCTTGGGACTACCTCAAAAAGGATACAGTTTTCCTGTGTCTAATGCAAGGGACAAAACATGGGCGAAGTAAAAGCATTTGTAATAACCCTAACCGAGAATAAAACATCGACTGATGCTGCAACCAAACTCGTTATGTCTAATGTTGAGGTTGGGAATGAGTTTGTTGTGGAAACGTTTGATGCCATCACCCCCAATCAAGTTGATCGGGAAATGATTCTCAATGATCTAGGATGGAACTATCCATGGGATAAGACGACACGTTGTATGAAGAGCGGTCTGACCAAACATCCCTATACTACTGTGGATAGAAAGAAACGTATGGCGTGTTTCCTCTCACATTACAACCTGTGGAAACTCTCTGCGATTGAGAACAGACCTCTTATTATTCTTGAACACGATGCGATCTTTACTAGGAAGGTAGATCTAAAGGTGTTGAAGGATTCGAGATTTGGTGTCATCTCCTTGAATGATCCTAGGGGTGCGACTCGACGTGCACAACAGTACCATACTCTGTTACAGAAAGGAGAATCTCCCGTTTGTCCTGTCGCTGTCATAGATGAAGATGACATACCGCAGGGATTGCCGGGACATTCTGCATACTATATTTCTCCTCATCTTGCCCGTACGATGATGAAGTTGGTCAAAGAGTTTGGTGCATGGCCAAATGACGCATTGATGTGTCGACAACTGATACCCCGTAGACTCGGGTGTTTACAAAACTACTGCACGGCAGTACAAGGGATCACATCTAGTACGTCCACATGAAGACTGCAATTATCATTGGTGGACAACTCCGGTTGTCTGATGAGTCACTCACTCTATCCATCGACTTACTTAAAGATGCGTTCCCTACCGCAGATCTATTCTTTTCGGTATGGAAGTCAGACTGGGAAACCCGAAGAGAAGTCATCGAGAGTTGGAATGGAACTGTCGAGGTCATAGAAGAGTACGATATCGACTATCATCCCTACGATGATAACCCCACCATGCGTAATACATGGAACTGGCAGAAGAAACTGAAGTTCGATAACACAGAACGTCATATTCACCAGACCAAACAAATCCTCAATCACAATCTAATGATGAAGAAGTACTGCAAAGACTACGATGTAATTGTCCGTGGTCGTTACGATTCTATCATTTCTCCTACAGAAACATTTGAACATTACGCAAAGAAGTGTTATAATGAACATAGTGTTATGTCATTCATGAACTTCGGTACAACACCGGGTAAATGGAAGATGTTTAACCACTACCGTCATGATGATCCTAGTCGTCATACTTTCATGGTCTATGACGGTGGTATTATAATCCATCATGCAGATGTGTGGGATGCCCAATTAGTGGACAACCTACATAATAAGAAAGAGTTACTTGCAGCAGAGTTTGGTTGGTATCAAGTTCTATTGGAGAATAAAAGAATCAAGTATAGGGTATATGATGGATCCTCTACTATTACCCGATGTGTGAACAAACGTGATATGAGAATTATTAAAGAGATGATGTTATGCAGTCCTATGTGATTACCATTAAGTCGATACCTGAGTCAGTTGCCGCTGCAAAAAGATGTATCGCATCAATGCCTGAGTACAATGTACAGATGTATGACGCGATTACTCCTGATGATCTTCCCCTGAAGATTGCAGAAAGAGAAGGACTCTCGGTAGGTCACTTTCATATGATGGACAAGAACGAGTCTATCTCTCGGCGGGATCGATGTATCTCAGCATTCCTCTCTCACTATTCTCTATGGAAGAAGTGTGTTAAGTTGAACCAAGAGGTACAGGTATTCGAACACGATGCGGTCTGTGTGGGTAACCTCCCTCCGATGATTAACTTCCAAGGTTGTATCTCTCTGGGTATACCTAGTTACGGTAAGTTTAATACTCCCACTAAGTTGGGTACGAATCCCCTGACAAGTAAGAGATACTTTCCTGGCGCACACGCATACCGAATAAACCCAAAGGGTGCTGCTGCATTGATTCAACATGCAGAGACACATGCCTGTCCCACAGATGTATTCCTGACGACTGACTTCTTCCCGTGGTTAGAAGAGTACTATCCATGGCCAGTTCAGGCAAAAGATAGTTTTAGTACCATCCAGAATGAGGGTGGATGTTCAGCAAAACATGGTTACAATAAGGATTACAAATTATTATGATTACAGTATGTTGTGTGATGTGGGGTGACAAGTTCTCCGAAGAGTATGTACATAAACTTAAACGTGCGGTAGAGAGAAACACTACCCGTAAACATAAGTTTGTATGTCTATCTGATCGTAAGATTGAAGGTGTAGAGACTAAGATCCTGAAACCGGGTTTGTCTGGGTGGTGGAATAAGATTCAATTGTTTGATGGTGAGATCTCTGGTCGCATAGTCTACCTTGATCTGGATACTGTCATTACCTCATCACTTGATTGGTTGATGGATTATAATGGTACTTTCATGGCGATCGAAGACCTAGGAGTTGCGAATACCCACCAACAACACCTCAAGGGTGTAATGCAGTCCGGTGTAATGGCATGGAGAGGTGCTGCAATGGATTGGATCAATGCAGAGTTCTTCTTTACCAGAGAGGAGACCCTGTCCAAGTTTAGAGGTGACGGGGAGTGGTTGAACTCTGTTATACGGAAACGTGACCTATTGCAACATCTGTATCCGAACAAACTAAAGTCGTATAAGTATGAGGTATATCCTGACAAGTTAGACGACACATCAATCATCTGCTTTCATGGAAGACCTAGTGTGATACAAGCACAGAATGAATCGGTTACTACTCCGATGAAAACATATGAACCCCAAGGTTGGATTGAGGAATACTGGAAATGAAAATCTGTCATGTAATTGGTAATGGAGATAAGGCACATTACTACAATGAGAAACCCAGAAAGGGGATGAAACTCCTCTGTAATATGCCTCCCTTTGAGATTGACACCAAGGAAGTCTATGCAACCTGCATGGTTGACTTTAAGATGATGATGGCGTTAACTAAGGGTGAACTCGCACTAGATCAATACGAGTGGATACTTGGAACTCGTCCCCGTATCTGGATGTACGAGAGAAGTCAGTTCTATCTGAAGTATGCACATAAGATCAAAGACTTCTACACCGATGTGCCGAAGTATGCAGGTAATGCAACTAACTTCAACTGTGGACATATGGCAGTACACTACGCAGCAAAGAAACACAAGATGGATGAAATCAACATGTATGGGTTTGATACTATCTTCGACTTTAACATGAGAAGTTATACAGATCTGATGCTTGCGAGTGACCGTAGTGACAGCAACAACTATCGTCTACTGGGCAACTGGAGACCGGTGTGGGTTAACCTGTTTAAAGAGTTCCCCAACACCCAGTTCGTTCTACACCACAACCACGATCACATGAAGATCCCTAAACTGGATAACGTTAGAGTAGAGGTGTACAAAGGTAAGATGACTAAACTTCAAGAACGATCAGATCCATCGGACATGACCAAGTGATCTTCAACGCAGAAGGGTACGCGTTTCCCGATTACCAGAAGAGAACTGCTCACATCTGGACAAATCTGATGACACGAGAAAGTGCTCACTGGAATACGATTTTAAAAAACACGACCGATCGAAGACTTGCAATAGACTTCGGTGGTCATGTTGGGGGGACTGCAATTAAGTTCGCCCAAGAGTTCGATAATGTCGTTTCCTTTGAACCAGTCCCTGCGCTTTACGAGTGTCTGGAGTACAACACAAAGGACATTGATAATATCCAGATACACGATACTGGTATTAGTGATCGAAGTGGTTCTGCCAATATATGGGTCAACCCGTCAAATCCTGGCTCGAACGTGATAGAGAATCACCAAACCGAGGCATTGATCAAATCACGATGGTATGATCCTAATAGAGAAGGATTTAATCTATCTCAACAGGTTCTGATTGATGTGAATACTATTGATTCCTACTCGTTTGACAATGTAGACTTCATTAAGATGGATACTGAGGGTTACATCATGGAACCTCTGTATGGTATGAAAGAGACATTAGAACGTTGTAAACCCCTGATAATGATTGAACGTGCCGCAAAGACTGGATGTGGTGAACAACAAAAGTGGCTCTCTCAGTTTGGATACCGAAGAATAGCCACCATTGCCGATGATGACTTCTTTGCTTAATCGGGTCACACATAGTGCTTTACAAATGCACTTGTTCGTGTTATACTACACCCTGAACTAAAAAGAGTAATGAATGATGTTTGAACATATTGATACAGACCTAGGTTACAAAGACCTTGAAACAACACAGACTGAAGATGGTAGACGTTATGTCCTACCACAGGGTGGTAACTACCCCTCCATCACTACAGTGTTGTCTATACTCTCCGAGAAGGGTATCGCCATGTGGCGTAAACGTGTGGGTGAAGAGGAAGCGAATAAGATCTCGTACCGTGCATCCCAACGTGGTACCGCAGTACACGAGTTGATTGAGAAGTACATCGACAACGATCCTCAGTACACCAAAGGTTATATGCCTAATGTTCATGCTGACTTCCTCAAGGTTAAGGACATACTAGATAGTCGCATCGGTAAAGTCTACCTACAGGAAGCACCTCTATACTCCGACCACCTAAAGGTCGCAGGTCGTGTGGATTGTGTTGCAGAGTTTGATGGTAAACTATCCATCATTGACTTTAAGACTTCACGTAAGACCAAGAGTAAGTCCCACATTAAACAATACTTCCAACAAGAGACTGCATATGCAATCATGTGGGAAGAACGTACGGGAATGCCAATTACCCAACTTGTCACCATCATTGCCGTAGACGAGGGAGACGCACAAGTCTTTGTTGAACATCGCGATGATTGGTACCCTAAATTACAAGAGACTATAGATAGTTACTATGAACGAGAAGATAAAAGAAGTGCACGACGAAGTAGAGAAGATGCCGTTCTCCCTTTCCCTATTTAAGGGTGAGTTGACCGATACACAGTCTATTGCTTATATGACCAATCACTGGTTTATTTTTCAGGCAATGGAACGTAACATCTTTCGTAGTCTTCCCCATCCGAGTTTGCCTCGATGTGATAAGATCCAAGATTGTGTAGAGGCAATGGGTGCACAGATCACAGGTGACGTGATGTGTACTGCAACCTCAAAGTATATTAACTATATCATTGGTTGTGAAGACGATAAGAAGAAGTGGAGTTCTCACATCTATCTGAATTACATGGCATGGTTGATGGGTGGACAACTTCTCTCTGAGGCAAACCCCGACATGGAGTGGATGTTTCACTTCAGTGATACGACAGCGGCGATTGCTTCGATACGCAAATTAGAAATCGACTGGGATCAAGTCCACCAAGGATTTATATACCATCGTGATATGTTAAAGGAACTACAAAGTGTGGAATGATTTCATTGATCTACAACACGAACTGGAAGGGATATTTACCTACTACTGTGACAGTGCTGTAACTGATCACCGAGAAGAGTACGGTCACTACAATTGGTTCTGGCGCAGTCGCGTTCTTGATATGGGTCATATCAGTGTTGTGGACAAGAGAGAGTCACACGGTATATGGATGATGCACGTCAATGCATATTCCAAGTCAAACACACCAATGCCTATCTACGGGTTTGATGTGGTTTGTTCTAAGAAGAAAGTAACAGGATGTTTCCACGATTTGTCTCCTACTGGATTCAATGATATGACGATGGAACGAAAGGTAGTTAAACGTGAACGTGAACTCCCTGAATGGGCAAAAGAAATCTTCTCGGAGAACATGATTGCTGCGGGTAACATAAGAGATCAAGATGAGATGCAGGAGTTAGCTGCCTTCGGTATGGAGAACCTTGAAAGATGGTTCACCAAAGCGGTCGTCCTACCCATGGCAGAACAGGTTGAGTTTACAGATCTAGACTCTCAGTATGCAGCAGAACAGTATGAGTTCCTTTTGGCGCGTGAGAAATACTGTCACAATCAGTTACAAAACCCCCATAGTTTCAAGGTCATGTTAAATCTAGGATTCCCAGAAGACTATTTGACTGACTTTAAAAGTAATAAACAGTTCCCCTATTAGATCAAAACGGTCTAAAAAAACATCCCCGTCCGCTTGCTTTTGTTCTCAAAACATGAGATAATACTCCTGTATTCAATGAGAAGAGAAAGTAAATATTATGAAATTAACTGCTAATGACCTTGCCCGCCTTAGAACTCAGACTACCTTTGTCGAGTATCTCCTAGACTTTTACGGTGCCGGTGGCATCTACGACTTCGGTGTGACCGAGAAAGACATCCTAATTGCTACTGGCATTCGTATGAACGAACGTCCTGACCTGCCCTTTGAAGGCGACAGTATGGATCGTGAGATCGTTCGTGACATCATGGAGAGAATGAAAGAGGAGGCTGCGTAATGAAAGTATCAGTATTTTTTCATGAAGGACGAGGCACGTTCACTAAAGAAGCCATCATCAATGCTGGCGATAGAACTGGTGACGAAGCCCTTGAGTATGCATACTTCCGAACGCAGAACATCCAAGGTTCATGGTCTAAGGGTGAGATCTTCCCTTCCGGTGAACGCAACATGGACTACAGTCCTGATATAAACTTCGTTGGTACCCATCCTGAGTACCGAGGTGAGAAACTGGGTGCACGATCCTCGATGGTTAATGACGAGATGGTGATGGATGGTGTGACATATGCTGTCGCTTGGGCTGGGTTCAAACGGGTCAGTCCTGTGCAAGAGACTGGAAAGATCTTTTACCAACACATCTCAGCGTGACCCAAAGGGAGCAACTGGTCGCGTATAACAGTTGCTTTTCTTTTAAAAACATGAGATAATACGTACCTAATTGATTAATAAAGAGAAGAAAATATGAGTTTATACGAAATGTCCGACAAGAACTTTGACGCTTACCAAGAGTTCATCATGGACAATGTTGATCCTTCTGAAGTCACTATCTGTAATGGAGACACTCTGTTACAAGCTGCTGAGAATGAATACCTTATGGAAGAGTTCATGAAGTCTCCGCAGTATGACGTGACCAATCTTTGAGATCGAGTCACTCATAGTGTTTGACTTTGTTATGGAAACAATGGTATAATAGTTACCTATTGAGATGAGAGAGAAGATTATGAATTACGAGACTGCTGACCTAATGAACGACCTTATGATGTTGATCGAAGCCCAAGAGGCTTACAACGAAACGTACTTCAACAGTGAGTACAAGCGAATCACTGATCGCATTACTGAGATAGGAGATGTCAAATGAAAACACAATTTGATAAAGACCAGTTTGTTTGGGACGGCATGTACTTGATGTATCGTGGTCGTCACAGTAAGTCTGTGAACATGGAGGTCGCAAGACCTGATTGTCACCCATCTTGGCACGGTATGCCACAACCAACTTTCATTGCGCGATTCAAGTATGGTTCTAAACCTTGGAAGTCATGGGTTAACTTCCTTTGTAAGACTACTTCAGTTGAAGATTATATCGAGTTGAGTGAAGAATCCTCCCCGATGCAAGCGATGGAATACTTGGGGTGGAAACCTAGAAAGAAACGTCAGAGGATAGCATAGTATGAAAATAGTAGTTGAAACACAGTACCGCGAAAACTACGGCGGTCACGACTGGGACGGCCAGGGCGAGTGCCCACAACGTTGGAAGATGAAGGGTGGTAACACCTACTTCGTTGACTGTACGTTGTCTGAGGCGCAGTCTACGGAGTACTGGGATCATGTCCGAGACTCTATCGAGAGTTATGATGATTACCAAGAAGAGTACATCCTCAGCTCCACGTTAGTCGATGCAATCGATTTCGACCCAAAGGATTACGAAGAGTCCGAGCACCGAGGCGGTGTTTACATGGAGAAGGATTCTGATGGCAAGTTCGTATGTCAACAGACTGTGACAATCGGTCGTGGAACTCGTGATGACAACCGTCATCAACGTATCACTACATGGCATCAACAGGGCGGTTCTCAACGCGAGATGCGAGTGGTAGTGGTAAGACCAGATGGTACGTCAATCCCTTACATGGAGTATATCGAGGAGTTACGTGTAGCATGACCCATACTAGTTATCGGGTCACTCTTTGTGCTTTACTTTGTTATCAAAACATGAGATAATGGCTGTACAAATTGAGTTGAGAGAGAAAGTTATGATTAAGTATGTATTGAGAAACGTTGTTAATGACCAGTTAATTAACTGTGAGATGTTCGACACTATGGTCGATGCTCTTAACTATCGTATGACTTATCTTGAGCGTGATGTTGCTTGGGTTGACCAAGTGGAGGTGAAGTAATGTTTCATACTAATCAAGTCTTTAAACGCAACGATAGCGAAGATACTTTTACTTATTTCTACAACCGAACTCGCGATACCTTTACTACACGTTTTGAGTTCCTCGCAATGAAGGGTGACACTGATATGATTATAGTCGACAAGACTAATACTGCACAAGATGTCGATATCCTTTTCAACGCAATCTACGGAGACGAACAATATGCAATTTAAAAATGGCGACAAGGTGATACCTCATCCAGGCGTTGGTTCACAAGACTGGGGCATCCGAGAGGTTGTTGACGCTAAACCACAACCTTCTTTGTTCGGTAACGTGCCTTGTATCATTGTCAGACCTGTACTGAACCCCGGTATGACGTACTACTCCGGTACGACGTACTACTCCAGAGAGACGTACTTGGTTCCGGTAGATCACCTTGAACTGTTACGTGATGAAGATGTCTCTGTTGAGAGTCTTGAACGTCTTATGTATGAATACTATTCTTACTTCCCCGGCGGTCATTCGATGACTGATGACCATAGTGTCTACCAGAAGGGTGTTAGAATGTGGGAAGCCATCCGTAGTATGTCTACTCTGGTGGGTGAGGGAATCATGGGCGAGATACATACTAAACTACGTTCAAAAGGTCGCATCATATGAAAAAGAAGTATCTATCTTACTACATGGAAATTGCCCGCACTACTGCGGGTCTCAGTACTGCACTCAAGGCGAAGGTCGGTGCGGTAATTGTTAAAGACAATCGCATCATCTCCACTGGGTACAATGGTACGCCATCTGGTTGGGATAACAACTGCGAAGAGTGGTACCAATACCCCGAGGTCAACTGGACAGTTGCTGGTGAGGATAAGGATGTGTATGGTGAGTATAGATCTAAACCTGAAGTACTTCACGCAGAAGCAAATGCAATCACTAAACTTGCAAAGTCTACTGAGTCGGGAGAAGGTGCAACATTGTTTACGACACATCTACCATGTATCGAGTGTGCTAAGTTATTGTTCCAGTCAGGTATCAACACGGTCTATTATGATATACCTTACCGTGCGTCTAAAGGATGTGGTGAGGACTTCTTGATCAAGAGTGGAGTTGTTTTAAAACAGTTGGGGGGGAATGATGAAAGATAATATGAAACGTTTCTTTTTTAGGTATGGTGTGGTGTATCCTATTGCCTTTGTGTGGGACTTAGTATATACTTTAATAACTGGGATCTACAAAGGTGCATCTTGGATAGATCGCGTTGGTGGTGAATACTTGGAGCGTAAGTTATGAACATATTTTATCTTGATCCAGATCCGATGACATGTGCAGAACAACACTGCGACAAACATGTTGTTAAAATGATTATCGAATATGCACAGTTGATGTCTACTGCACATCGCATGATCGATGGTCATGAGTGGGAAGGTCGTACTACCAAGGGTCATCGTATCCGTAGGTTCTTTCACCCTGACCCCATGGCGAATGAAACATTGTACAAGGCGTGTCACATCAATCACCCATCTGCAAAATGGGTACGTGAGTCTGCTGCAAACTATAACTGGTTGTACGAGATGTGGATCAATCTATGTCACGAGTACACTCACCGATATGGTCGTCGCCATCTGACACAGTTCAAACTAGAACATATGTTGTTGATCCCGCCCATGAATATCAATGTGGATAAAAGATTCACTCAACCTACACCTGCGATGGCACAGTTTCCTCATTGTATTGTAGCGGGTGACTCTCTTACGTCCTATCGACAGTTTTACTTTGAAGATAAATACGCCTTTGCGAAGTGGACTAATCGTTCAAAACCTGAGTGGTGGAGTAAGTATGAATGGGAAAGGGGACAAACCGAGACCGTACTCGGTTGATACAGAAACAATGTCATCTAATTGGGCACGTATATACGGTGATCCACCGAAACCCGAGACCGTATGGTGGCAACACCAGTGTGAAGTTTCGGGGTGTAAATTGAAGTTACTGGTTACTGAACAGTGTAACTTCTGTAGTTTAAATTATGAGGGAAGTGAGTAATGTCAACATTAAAGATTACTGGATTCAATACTAAGGTTAAGAAAAAGAAGAAGACCATAGCTCGCCGTCAGATCAAGACTTTGATCCCTGCACCTAAGTGGGATGAGTTGAAGAAGGCACAGACCGAAGAAGATCAGATGGCCGCATTCAAAGCATGTGAGGCATTTGTCCACAGTGAAGTGACCGAGAAAGAGTGGTTGCACTCTATGAAGAAGTGGATTCGTGATCACTCAGAGTTTAATGTGGACTACCGAGCGTTACCTGACATATACATAGTCAGTGTTGCCAAACATGGTTGGAAGGCAATCAAGTTAGGTTTTATGCCTGATGAGTATCGAGAGTCCCTGCGTAAGATTCTAGTACCGATGTATGAACGTGCAGATCACATTCGTGCGACTATGCACCGAGAGACTCCGATTCATCCGTCACTGAAGAATCTTGAGGAGGGTCACAGACTACACCCAGACAAGGTCAGACAGTGGCTTACTGCGTGGAAGGATGCAAAAGATCCTAGTCCTATCGCGAAGATGTACGTCGCCAACATGCAAACCTATTTCCGGACTGGTTGTTGGCAGGATGATTGTTACGGACTAAACCGTGATCGAAAGATCACACCAATCAGTATCGCCCTCGCGTATGACAGTAAAGGCGAAGTCAAACGAACTATAGGAGTATACTATTCTGATATCTGTAAAGTATGGAAAGGTGAAGGAAGTGACGAATGATACTGAACTTAAAGATGTGGTAATGACCAAGAAACGTTTCCAAACAATGATTGAAGAAGTTGTTTTGAAACATCGTTGTAATTACCTTGACGCAATTATTTACCTATGTGAGAGATTCACAATCGAACCTGAAGACGCCAAGAAGTATATCAGTCCGGTGATCAAGGGTAAACTAGAGGCAGATGCAAAACGTCTCCGGTATATCCAACAGGACGATTCGGTCTTACCCATATAGAAGGAGAATCCATGAAGTACACGTTTACAAGCGAGAGTGTTAGTGCAGGTCATCCTGATAAGGTTGCCGATGCAATCTCGGATGCAATCGCTACCTATCTAATCGACTATAAGAAAGAGAATCGTGCTGCGGTCGAGACGATGGTTACTACCAACTCAGTCACTGTTGCGGGAGAGTATCGTTCTAACAAGAGTCTCGAAGACTGTGAAACGATCGCTCGTGACGTTGTGAAAGAAATTGGTTATGAACAGGAAGGTTTTCACTGGGAGACCTTTGACTTCACCAACCATCTTCATGGACAGAGTTCTGATATCGCAATGGGTACGGACGACTTTGGTGCAGGTGATCAGGGTCTGATGTTTGGTTATGCCTGTAAGGAAACCAAAGAGTATATGCCCCTTGCAATCTCCTTGAGTCATGAGATTTTGAAGAACGTAACTAAAACTCTCCCTTATGGCCCTGATGCGAAGGCACAGGTTTCTGTAGACTATGACGATATTGGTAAACCTGTACGAGTCAGTAAGGTTGTCTGTAGTGTTCAACACAAAGAGACCCAGAGTATTAGTTCGGTACGTAACATCGTACAGGGGTGCATTGAACGCATTCTAGAGGGTTGGGTGGACATTGATACCGAGTATCTGATCAACCCCACTGGTCAGTTCATCATTGGTGGGCCTGATGGTGATGCGGGTCTGACAGGGCGTAAGATCATTGTTGATACCTATGGTGGATACTGTCCTCACGGTGGTGGTGCGTTCTCCGGTAAGGACTGTACTAAGGTAGATCGGTCTGGTGCATACATGGCACGTTATATCGCAAAGAATATAGTACATGAGTTCGGGTTAGAGAACTGTACTGTTCAGTTGAGTTATGCGATCGGTGTTAAAGAACCCACCAGTCTGTACGTCTATGCAGATGGCAAAGTCCGTGACGACCTCGTAGAAGAGATTAGAAGTAAGGTTGACCTTACACCCGAGGGAATCATAGATCGGTTTAAACTCTTCTCTAGAGACCTTACCCTCATGACAAACTATGGTCACTTTGGCAACAAGGATCTGCCATGGGAGAAACTTGACCTCTTCTAGAAAGGCACTGTTACCCTATGGTACCAGTTCAAATATGCCCGCGATTGAGTTACCGGACAATGATATGTTCCTATCTCAACGCGGGTCTCTTGCACGTAATTACTTTGAAAACAAAATAGATCTCATTAATGATGAATACCGAAAACTTGTGGAGCTTGCCAAGTTGAACGAATTGATATATACTGCATCTTATAACTTCACACCTCGGGTAGGAGTGGAGTACCATCTTTACCGTATTAACGGTAAGGTGATTCTAAGTCTGATTGAACCTGAACGTTGGGATCAAGAGTTCTTAGGGTCATTTGTATTTACTGCGGATTCTGTCTGGCAACCCTTGCCAACTGGTATCTAAAGTGATACAATATACACTAGTCACGCATACTGTGACGACTAATAAACTAGAAACTATACATTGTATACAAGGAAATAAATATGTCTTTTGCAAATCTAAAACGTAACCGTAGTTCAATTGGCGACCTAGTTGCCGCCGCCACCCCCGAAACCAAGTCAGACAAGAAGTCCTATAAGGATGATCGTCAGTGGAAACCAACTGTTGATAAAGCAGGTAATGGTTATGCTGTAGTTCGTTTCCTTCCGGGTCTTGATGGTAACGTACCTTTCGTGCGATACTGGGATCATGGTTTTAAAGGGCCTACCGGTCAATGGTACATCGAACGATCTTTGACTTCTATTGGTCAACAAGATCCAGTATCAGAAATGAACAGTGAGTTATGGGCAACTGAGACTGATGACAATCGTGCGATCGTTCGCGAACGTAAACGTCGTCTGCACTATGTTGCTAACATTATTGTTGAGTCCGATCCATCTAACCCTGAGAATGAAGGTAAAGTATTCCTTTATACTTTCGGTAAGAAGATCTTTGATAAGGTCATGGACATGATGCAACCACAATTCCAAGATGAAGAACCAGTAAATCCGTTCGACTTCTGGGAAGGTGCATCGTTCAAGTTGAAGATTCGAAACGTTGAAGGATATCGTAACTACGATAAGTCTGAGTTCGCATCTCCAACCCCACTGTCAGAAGACGAAGCAGAGTTAGAGTCTGTCTACGAAAAGTTGTATGATCTAAATGAGTTTACTGATCCTGCTTCTTACAAGACTTATGATGAGTTGAAGACTCGTCTTCAGATGGTACTTGGTGAGGTTCCAAGGGCGCAGATCCCGACAGTTCAGGCGGTAGCGCTGGAAGAAGTCCGTGACCCAGCGCCAATGCGATCCAGTGCTGCTCCAGAACCTCGGGTATCTGAAGGCGACGAAGATACGATGTCATTCTTCGCCAAACTCGCAAATGAAGACTAGGACGCATAGGCACTCGCACGGGTGCCATTGTTAGAGGTTGGGGATCGCATTGATCTCCGACCTTGAACAGACTGATTGACATTTGATTGATTGGAGGAGTTCACAGAGTTGTCTTGGATTATTACTGGGGCGCTCTGTGAACTACCTACATTAGTAACACTCTCTGTATTGATCGCATTCGTGATCGCATTCTCTTCATTAATTGCCTGTAGTGACTCTGCATTAAACTGTTGTCGTAACTTCTCAATGTTCTCCGTAGAGACTGTACTATCACTATTGGTCGTTTCACCACCTACACTTGAAACGTTGGATGTGTCACCACCACTACTATTGGATATGAATCCAATTCCACCCGGTGCTTCCATTCCTGCATAGTTGTACACCGAATCAGGAATAGGATTCAGTTGCATCGACCCACCACCAAGAGTTTTGCCGAACACTTCAAATGAAGGTATCTCAAACTTCAATGTATCTGCTTCAGGTAACACTGACCTGACTAGGTTTTTACCAAAGTCATCAAAGCTTATCTCACCTGTAAAAAGATCCTTTACGTTGGTGAAGAGTGTGCCAAACCAGGCATTTATGCCATTCATAATGTCCCACACACCATCGATAATAGCATCACCAAGACCTGCGAAAGTAAAGGAGTCTAATGCTTTCTCTACACCATCAAATCCAAGTAAACCTGCAAACCAACTGATAATGTCTTTGGGTATGTCTAAGAAGATTGCAAAGAAGTCCACAACCGCTTTCTGGAGACCCTTCATTACCGCTTGAATCTTTCCACCAACCCCAAAGATATTGTCGCCAGATTTTCCAAGTTCCTCAGACACGTTCGTAAAGGTTTCATATAACGCAACAAGAGGTACAGCGAATCTACCTAGTAGTTTACCAATACCCGCCAGTACTTTCACAAAAGGACTCTGCATCAACTTTGCACCGAACTCTGTGATTGGTGCCAACATCTTCTTGATGTTATCTACAATGCCTAAACCACTGGTTGATATTCCACCAAATAGACCAGATATCTTACTACCGATGTTCTTAAAGAAGTTTCCGATTGACTTGAGTTTATCACCGATGAATCCGAATATAGACTCTATTGGTTTGAAAACGTTTACCCTAAACATCTTCTTGGTCTGTTCAACAAAACCTTTAACAAAGTCTCTTGCGAATAATGCGAGTCCCGCACCTAAAGTGATGATAGGCATTTCAATGCCTTTGTACGCTTCTTCAGGTTTCAACTTCTCCTCGTCATCTTGAGGAGCAGGTACGAGTCCATCCCTTTTCTCACGGCGTGCCTCGTCCTCAAGTGCATATTGTTTACGCACAAGACCAAGGAACGTTTCGAACTGTTCGTTGAGTAACTCAAGACCCGCGAAACTGTCACCTTCCATCTCGATCAGAATGTTAGTCCTATCGACTAACCTACCGAGAGTTTCGTTGGTGTCCATTTGTTCGAGGACTACGTCTTCAAGTGTTATTGCCATGTTTTGCCTTCTCTTTAGCTTCTTTCTCTTCTTCCAGTGCTTGGAGCAGGAGAATGGTATGTACCTCTTTCTCCCACGGTATCATCATATCTAGTTCAGTCAATGTATAATTATGATGCCTCTGCAACAAGAAGTTTACTTTAAAGTAATTGGAAAGTTCTTCATGTGCGAGGCATATCAAAAAAAACTTTGCATTCCCTTTATTTCAATATCTTCTGCTGCACCACAACTCTGACACACGAAAGGTAAGTCATACTTTACCACCGGTGAGTCTTCGAAAAACTGTGTGATCAACTTGAACTGATCCTGTGTCATAGATTCAAGGAACCCAATCACACCCTCAAACGGTTCGTCTTCGACCTCTATCTTCTCGTCTCCACTGATCACACTCTTGATACTACTTGCAATCAGATTGAAACCTACATCTTCTCCTGCGTCAGTAGGGATATCCTGATAACTAGGATACTTCATCACTACCGTTACTGCGTCGGATATCTTAATGACCGGGTCTGCGGTCGAGTTAGATACCTTAATCTCGTTTAGTGGTATAGTCACCTTCTGTTGACTCTCACACTTAGGACACTTCAGTAGAATGTCACTGGTCTCGCCCGTTGATTTGGATCTCAACTGAATGAAGATATATTCCAGATCAAACGTGGTCAGTGATCGTACGTCAAGACCTTCTACACATGCACCTACCGTATCATGTACTGCATTCATTATCTGTTTGGGATCTTCTGATGAAGATGCCATGAGGAGGATCTTCTCCTCTTTCACTAAGTATGGTCGATATCTACACTCTTTGCCGGTAGATGGGACTGTCAAACTGTACTTGGGTGTTTCATTTAACTTCGGTAATGCCATTATAAAGCTCCACTAATTAAAATATTAAATCTGATATCTTCTTGCCAAGTTTATCAAATGTATCGTTTACTAACTTTCCTGCCTTCTGTGCCGCGTCTGTTGAGACTCCGACATTTGCATCAATACCACTTGTACGACTGCCGTTAACCTCTGTGCCAGTAAAGTACTTGTATGCGAACTCTACGGTTATTTCACTCGTAACACCCTTCCTGTCGTCACTCAACTGTTCCTGAGTGAAGGAAATAGGATATGCGTCCTTGAGTACCCATCGGTATACCTCACGTCCAGATTGGCGTATATCCACATCTAGGGAAACGTTAACGTTGATGGGGCCAACACCAATACCTTTATTCGCATTGAGTCCTGCAAAGGAGATACCTCGATCCAACTGAGAGATCTTAATGTCTCGCATGTAAGTCTTGGGGTATGCAATTGCAACATGACCCTCTACGTTTTCTTCGTATCGTTGAACCATAGTGTTCTGCCAGTCTTCGATATACTGTCGAGTCAACTGATCATTAAGTACACGGAAGGTCATTGATACAGTCCCATTGGTATATCCATAGGGTACCTTGGTTTGATCCACGCCGATATTTCTTTCTACGGTCAACATGTTTCTTGAGGGCAACGTGACATTACGGACAAAGTATTCGATCGATTGTTTCTGTTCACCTGACAAATTACGTGCGGGTAACTGAACATAGTACAGACTAGGGTTTGCATACCCTTTACCTGCGGTGATCTTTGCCTTTAAATCATCTACGTTAGGTATTCTCATTAGATCATTTTCCTTGCATCTGAGTATGCTTGACTTCTACCACCTTTCTGCCATTGTGCCGCAGGTAAGAATGTGGCAATCTCCCACTCTGGTGGTGGAATGTATGCGAGTTTACCCTCTACCTGTTTGGTTAGGTAGTGTTTGAAACAGGGTTTGAAGTACTTCATGGTAGACGAAGACTTCAAGAACTGATATGACATATCAAACTTAGTTGACTCGTCATACCTTTTATTGTTTGTGATGTCCATTAGACTATCCAGAAACTTTGCACGTAACGGTATTGGTAGGTAGTGCAAGTTCAGACCATGGAATCCACCCGGTGCGGGGCCAATTGCAATGATCAATGGAAACGAATCGTAGTACGGTAGGGTGTCACGATGTTTGGGATCGTAAAAGAACATAAACATAGAACCCGCTGCATACTTTGCACGTTGTTCCACTGGTTCTTCTCGCATCAAACTGCGTCTATTGACACCCATGTTCTGTACTTTCTTACGGAACCACGCACGTGACTCTCGCGTACGAGGTGTGATCCCCGCACGAAACGCTTCTAATTCTACTTTTTGAAATAATCCGGCCATGATTCTATTTAGTCTTTTTCTTGAAAGGTTTAAGAGGTTTCAGTGGTTTTGTTGACTTGGGTAGTATCCCCATCTTACTCAGAGTCTTCTCTGTCCATATCTCGAACGTCCACCCCCGATCCAACGCATATTCCATTGCTGCACCCCACTTGTTCATGTTCTTAACGTAGGTATATCCCTCAGTGATATACCGCTTGGTACGTCTCTGACCAGTAGGAGGACGGGTTTGTGCGTCAGGTTTAACTTCGACAAGTACCGTCTTACCATTGTTATAGGTTATCTTGAGATCCATATAGTAACGATGATACTTCTTATCCACCTCATAGAGATAGGGAATCACCACTTCTTCACTTGACCACGACTTCACGTCTTTATTATCATCACACCAACGAAAACATTGTCGTTCCCAAAGACTACGATAAATAATAGTAGTAGGATCTCCTTCGTATTTCTTAGTGTTTTTTGGTTTAAACTTTCCTTTATACGCCATTATTTTCCTATAAATAGACAGACAAATGTTATAAACTTATTTAGGGTATACTAAAAATGTCACGTGGCACACGCGGTAGTAAAGCAATCAATCGATCGACAGTCGATCCGGGGAAACAGGAAACTCAGACAAAGACTGAGGAAGTGGTTCTGGCCCAACATAGTGCACCCAATAGAGAAGTCGCAGTCGACATCTCACAAGAAACAATAGACCGAACTCGGGACTTACGATATCCCCTCAATGGTGGATTCGATACCGCACCGGGTCGGATTATTTTCACTGTGTTCAAGATAGATTCCTTCTTTGACCTCAGTGGAGAAGTTGATACTGATGCTAGAACGAAGTCTAGTCGAGAAGCAATCAACAAAGTCAATGAGATAAGATCAACAGCGGAGAAGAAGGCTTCCGAGGCGAGAGATGGAGTTGTGGCTGAAGCCAGTTCCGGTGTAATCAAGACACTGTTAAAGTCATACGAGAATGTCGATGGTGGGGATCCAGGCGGGTCAGTTACCTTTCCCCTCTCACGTGGACTAAAGTATACTGATGGTGTATCATACAATGTTGTAGATGTTGGTCTACTTGGTGCTGCCGGAGATATAGGCAGTGCATCATCTGAAGACGGACGGTTGACTGGTGCTGCAAAGTCCCTTGCAATAAATGCAGCTGGTAAAGCATTGGGCCCTGCCGCAGGTAGTATTGTCGGTGCTGCACTTGGTAAATTGGGTGGAGCTGCATTGGGTGGTCTCGGTGGTGCTAGTATTGCAGCACAGACCGGTGCCATTGCACAGAGTGCGACACGTGTATCCACTGCACCCAATGAGAGAACGTTATTCGAACGAGTCAAACTGCGGAACTTTGCATTCTCGTTTACTATGATTGCACGAGAAGCAGACGAACAGGTAGAGATCAAAGAGATCTTAAAGTTCTTCCGTTCAGAAGTATATCCAGAAGCAATAACGATTTCTGGAGGTGCGCCCTTTGCCTACGAGTTCCCCAATGTGTTCCAGATTGATATCAAGAACCGAGATGGTACCAACCCCGGATTCAACATACAGAGATGTTATCTGGAGAGTGTAGACACTACATTCAACGGAACATCTAGTGGTATGTTTGAAGGAAGAGAGTTTGTTGAAGTTCAAGTCAACTTGAGTTTCCGCGAGATTGCCGCAATGCACAAAGGCAAAGTTAGCAAGGAAGGATTCTAATGTCAAGTTATTTCGAAAAAGTTCCAAAGATCGCATACATATTCGGCAATGAAAACAATTCAACTCAGTTTCAGAACCTTGCCAACTATTCCGATCTAATTGACACATATCGTGATGATGCTTCTGCATATACAGAGTATGAGATACGTGACGGAGAACGACCCGATACACTATCCTATCGTCTCTATGAGAAGAGTGACTATGACTGGACGTTCTATCTAATGAACGAACGTCTACGAGAGACTGGATGGCCTATGTCCCGTACACAGATTATGGAACGTGCACAGAGTGAATACTTTAAACACTACACCTGTAAGTTACAGGCACTCACTGCGGACAGTGCTGCGTTGTTCTCTGGGTTATATCCTACTGGGACTGAAGTCTATGTGGGAAATAAAAAGGGTACGGTCGTACGTAAGAACCTAGGTCTCGCTGAGATTGTAGTTTCTTCGACCACCAACCTAACCGGAAATAGTACTTTATCCTATCAATTACCAGACAGTTCAGATCCACTACAGTTAGGGGCAAGTCTGCTGGATACCGTGTATGAGTATGAAGGTACACACCATTATGCAAACGATTCTGGGGAAGAGAAAGATCGGTTCTTCGATCCAATGGGTGGTGTAGATCCAGTAACAAACCTACAGTGGTTGATTGATGAGAATGATAAATCCAAAAGGATACGTGTAATCAAAAAGAATCTAGTAGGTGAGTTAGTCGGTGAGTTGAAGAGACAGTTGGCAAACGATTAATGGCTAAATCACGATTCACAATCATCAATGCGGATGTCATCCTATCTTCGGGTTCGGACAATAAAGTCATTGACGTGCGTCAGAACATAGTCGAACTAAGTTTCTTTGAAAGTTTACACAAAGAATATGTTGATGCACGTATGGTCATGCTGGACGACTTTGGTTTTCGAACTGAACTATCCACGACAGGTACCGAGAGAATCAACATAGTCGTTGCGAATGGTGATAACCCCCATGCGCCCCATATCAATAAGACATTCTTCTTCTCTAAGATCAACGATGTCGAGAAGACAAACGAACGATCAGAAGTACTGTCCATTGATCTAGTGGAAGAACACGTCTATGTCAATGCGATGAAGTGTATCAGTAGATCCTACGAAGGTACATTAGAAGACGCAATCATTGACATATCCCAACGAGATCTTGGTAAAGAAGTTATCAAAACAAAAAGGTTCGAGGGTAGTGCACAGGGACAAAGAAAGTTCGTCATCCCATATATGAGTCCCCTAGAGACTATCGTGTGGTTGAAAAATCGAATGACCACTCGTACAGGTTCTCCCATTTACCTCTCTGCGGATCTCTATAATAACGATCTCATATTCCAATCATTGGATGAGTTGTTACGAGCTGACGTAATCAACGAGGACTTGCCACTCCGATACACTGATGCGATGATGTCTGGAGAAGGTGACGTTGATCGTGAACAAATCACACACTTCGAAGAGACTAATGCGGAAGATGCTCTCGCACTATACGAAGAGGGTGCAATCGGTTCTTTCTATTCTAGTCTGGATACACACACTGGTCAAAGGTTTGATACTCACATATCCGTACGAGAGATTATTCAAGACTTCTATACCAACGAGTTGATCAGTCCAACAACAACTCAGACCATATTCGATCCCTCCTTGGTTATCGGAGGCAAACCCTCAGATGAGTACGATGCGATTGCAATACATCAAGTGACCTCGTCTAACACCTATAACCAATTCAAGAGTTACCACGACGAGTCACAGTTGATTGATGGTACTACTCTATACGAGTCACGACTAAAAGTCAAGAACAAAATCATACGTCAGATTCTCAGAAAGAATATGATTGATATTGAGATGGACGGTGGGTTGTTCTTTGAAAGTAAGATATCGCCGGGTGCAAGACTACGATTGATATTCCTGAACCCTAACAGTTCAGCATCCTCGAAAGATGTCAACAAGAGTATTGATAACAAGAGATCAGGTGACTATCTACTGATGAACACTGCCCATAATATGTTAGATGAGGATCACAGTGTGAGTGCACGATTAGTTAAACTGGGTGACATACCGAGTACCTTTACCCTATGAACATTCTAAGACCAATACAACAAGAGTATTATGGTGACGACTACCGGTGGTTCTTTGGTACCGTTATCAATGCACATCCTCCTAGTGGACTAGAGGGTCGTGTTAAGGTACGTATCAATGGTGTACACAATCCAAGTACCGGTGAGATACCCGAGAAGGATCTGCCGTGGGCACAGGTATTACTTCCTACGACCGAGGGTGGTGTATCCGGTTTTGGTCGCATACCACAACTCCTTGCAGGATCATTCGTGTTTGGTTGTTTCCTTGATGGTGCGTCCTCTCAGATACCTCTGGTGATGGGTAGTCTACCTCGACTAGAGTTCCCCACTAACGTACAGTTAGGTAAGACAGGATCAATAGAAACCAATGCTCGTCTACAGAACTCAGTACAGGAACCACTTGCAGACGATGATGTCGCATTGACTTCTAGTCAATTGAGACGACAACAGTCCATGAAGTTCTTCCTTGATAATGGATACAATCTGATTCATGCCGCTGCAATCACTGGTGCGTTACAGTCTGTATCACTATTCAGAACCTTTCATAATATTACAGATCCTAAAATAGGTATTGCAGGTTGGGAACGTTCTGACAATGTTGGTAGTAGATTCAATGGACTGCTTGCGTTTGCACAACAATTCCAACCCACGTCTGACTGGAGATTGTTTTCAATACAACTATCCTATGTGTTGTTTGAGTTACGGAATAGATATAGTTCAGTTAATCGTAAACTGTTGAACACTACAGACATCGAGTCTGCCAGTAGAATCTTTAACAGGAATTATATTATCACAACAAACCGTACTGACATACTTGCACAGACCGCATACGATGAGGCATTTGAATGACCGATAAATCAAAACTAAAGGATCTGGTACAGAGAAGTTCATCCTCCTTTGATAGAACCTCCTTAACCAAGTCAGCACAGACTGCAACCAATGCACAGATCAACGCAAAGGTTTCTCAAGCAGGTGCGATTGTCAATGAGGTTAATGGTGGAGTCAAGTCACTGACCTCAAAGGTCGACAAGTTTCAGGATGCGTCTGCTAAACTCAAGGGTGTTACTACCGAAGGTCTATTGGATGCGGGGTCAGCGAGTATCGAGAACCTCAAGACTGATGCAGTAAACTCAGTAAAGAGTAAGATCTCTGGTGCATTTGCCGCGAAGGTTGAAATATCCTTTACCACTGACTCTAATGGACTAACCCTCCCTGATACGTCTTCTCTGGACGTTACAGGGGGTATTTCGGGTACAGTTGCAGCAATCCTACAAGCAATTACCGGTTTGGGGAAAGGTTTACCTGATCCTAGTGATCTTGCAGGTGATCTGACTAAGAAGGTGATGGATGCATCTCCCGCTGGTTTGTTACAGGCAGGTACAGATCTAACAGGTAAGATTGGTGGATTCACCTCTACCTCAATCAATTCACTTGCAACAGATGCGATCTCAAGTGTAACAGACGAACTGACAACCTTGGTGGGTAGTGTTACTGATGTAAACCGCACTATGATCTTACCCTCTGCCATGGACAACGATTCAACATCTCCTACATTCGGTGAGTTCACATCGAGTAGTTTTACCTCGTCTATGCCTACCGGTGATAGCGAGTTCTCTCTTGCAATCAAGAATGTGAAGACAGATCCGCTTGCATCCCTTTCAAATGTCATTACCAAGGCACAAGAGATCAAACAGAATCTGGTTGGTGGAGAGAATGATTTCAAAACATTATCGGGAAGTAAAACTGCCACGGGTAAAGAAGTCATTGAGTCGTCACAGAATCAACAGAATCTGCGTAACCGATACCTAGCACTCGCAGATCAAAAGAACAGTTTGGTGAAATCAAAGCTTGCCAATGACGGCGAAACTGGTATAATAAGCTCACTGTCTATTAAAACTCTAACAGATATAAACAAACGTTTAAAAGCATTTGCGCCAAAGTTGCCAAAGAGTGAGTACTCCAGAATAATAAAGTTATCTCAGGGTAACTCACAGGACGTATCTCTATGTATTGATCTATTATATAAGTCCACCGGCAAAGATGCACAAGATATCCGAACGTTCCTAAAGACGATCGACACCACCATAACCTCTGCGACTCGCAGTACGGTATCCACTCAAGTCTTCGATACACCTTACATAATCGGTTCCTATGCGAAGTCGTGGACTAAAGGAAAAGGTGAACCAGTCTTCCCATACGTTTCTTCGGTAGAAGAACTACAGGCAGAACTCCGTAACATCCGGAGAGAGGTTACTGAGGTAGTTTGTCACTGGACAGAAACCCCGACCAACAAGAACATCGGTAGTGAAGAGATCAATAACATCCACCTAGAAGAAGGGTTGGACGGCATTGGTTATCACTACATCATTAGAAGAGATGGATCTATTCAGAGAGGACGCCCTGTCAACCTAGAGGGTGAACACGCTTCCGCTGGTCTCTTCAATAATCACAATCGATATAGTATCGCAATTTGTTTTG